CAGCCATAAATTTTCCCCCTATATTAACCCCCCGGTGCGCCCGCTGTGCTGGGGCCACCTGATCCAGCTTTTAGAATCCCCACAACAGTATCCCACGGGTTGGGGGTAGCTCCATAAATTTGCCCTTGAGTGCCAAACACGTTACTCGCAAATCCAGCCCCAGCGGCAGCGGCCTGTGGATCAAGCCCCATACCCCTCTGCATCGTTGGCGGTGCAAACGGGGCCGCTCCCTGCGACAGCCCAGCCATCATTCCGCCCTGTGCAGCCACAGGCTGCAACCCTAGTAGCGACTGAATGTTACCCACATCCTGCTGGCGACCAGCCATCTGCATTCCACGAGCCTGTTGCTCTGCCGCAAACCCTTGACCTCGTGACTGGTTGATTTGCTGCACTCTCTGCATCGTATTCGCAAAGTTCTGCTGGGCTAACCTGTTAGCCACATCGCCCTGTGCCTGTCCGCTGCCCAAGAAGCCCAGATACTCGCCCCTACGCTGTCTGCCCAACTGCATTCCGCCTTCCAGCTTCGCAATCGCCTCGCGTAGACCCGATCCTGCGCCTAAAGCCTGTCCGCGAGCAGCCGCAGCCCTGCGAACGCCCTGTTCCAGCATTCTCTGCTGCTCAGGGGTCAACTGTTCGCCCCTTAAAAGCTGGTCAGCCAGTTGAGTCTCCAATTCCTGCCGCCCAGCAGCGGTCATCTCCGCGTCAGCCAGTTCCGGGATACCCCCAATCTCCTCGTACTCAGGAGTATCAATTCCCAGTGTTAACTCCTCTGCTGTCCCTTCTCCTCTCCTTAATCCCCCGGCAAACTCCTCTCTCAGCGCAAATCCCTCTGGATCAAGCTGCTCCATCTGGCCTCGCTGCTCCGCTATGAACTGTGGGCCAAACTCTATCAGGTTTGAAAGCTGCGCCTCGCTCATCTGCGGGATCATCCCCAGTAATGCGTCCGTTTCAGCCTTCGTTATGTCTATATCGCCCAACCCCGTGAAATCAGCGGACACCTGCTCGCCTGTGCGTGGATCAGTGTAGTCCACAGGTTGGCCCAGACGATAGGCGGACTCAATCCTTCGCCTCGCGGGCATAGTCTCTATGTCCGCATAAACTCCCTCGCGGGTTGCCTCCGAATAATCCGGGGCTGGTGGTTGCTTAGGTTTTCCCATAACTAATTCCTCATAAATCGGCGTTTAGCCGTGTCCATGTCAACTAACGTAACTCTTTCCCCATACTTATGACGTACCCACGCCATCTTTTCCGCAGTCTTTCCAATATGCCTCCACATCATGCTATACATCGACTTCAGGGCATCGGGATGATCGCATACTGTCATCTCAACATAGCATATCGGCCCTCCCGTATCACGATAATGCGTGTGGCAGTCCTCTTCATTGTCCACGAACCTCACAAAAGCCACTCCAACCAGCTTGTCCCCCATCGCCACAGCATAGTAACGCTCATTATTCACAAACCACTGCACCCACTCCAACAAACGCTCCCGACTCCACTCCCGACAAAAGTCCAGCTTATCCCCGATCAGGTCAGCCATCTCTACTGTTGTTCTAGGAAAGGTTCTCATCGTTGCGGGTCTATTGTATCAGCAAACGCACTCGACTTGACTGCGTGTAATGAGAGTTTCCCAGCGTTGGTGGTCGCCATGTACTGCATCTCCTTAAATTTACCTCGACTGAGCATATTATATGCCCTTGTGAAGTGAGCGTCCCTAGACGGGACAGACACATTCCGCTCCAGAGTCCCCAGCACCTCCGCTTGCAACAGTTTCTCGTCCTCAGTTAGCATCGCGTCCCCTGTCTCAAGCAGGATACCGTTGTTTACCCCTGCCATGTCTCTTAAATAGAAGAAGCTCACCAGTTGTTCGCTGGCGAATCGGTTGTCCACATCGAACTCAACCTGATAGCCGAGTTTATCCGCATAAATCTCCTTGAAATTGTAGGCGCGACTCAAGAGTTTCGTGTCGTAATCATCCGTCTGATCCCGGTAATCCGATTCAGTGGCTGAACCCTCGTCTACATAGTCCAGCCACGTATAAAGTTTGCCACAGTTGTCGCCGAACTGGAGCCGTATGTTCCCGCTGAAAGCTGTCACCGCAAAGCTACGAGGTTCCCAGCCTACCCAGAAGCCGCTCCACGATTTCTGCTCGGCGTTGAAGACCAGAGTAGTGTCCGGCACGGTGGCAGAGTCCAGTGGGACTGAAAGCATATAACGATTCCGATAGTACACCGCACAAGACTTGCTTATGTGCGCCTTGTTAATTCTCTCAATGTAATCGTTGATCGGGGCTGAGATGGGCGAGGAAATGTCCGTCTGCGCTCCTGCCTCTATGGTTGAGAGGCTTCTCACGCCATCACGGGAAAGGAAGAACACGTCCGGCCCGACCTGCTGCGCTGTCTGGTGAGCCACGCAGCCTGTGCGGTTATTGATTAGCTTGATCTCCCAATCAGCAACATCCTGAGCTGGGTTGGCGTCTACACTCCACACGCTTCGCTCCTTGAAAACCAATATCCTGAACTCAAACCACGGGAGCAATGCCGTGATCGGGTCGCCATCACCTGAGCCTACGCGGATACTGTTCCCCAGCAAGTCCCACGATTCGCCGTCAAGAACGTCTGACGTATATAATGTGTCAGGCGGCACGAGTGTATCTGCGCTCGTGCAGAAAAGACGATTGGAATGGCTGATTAAAAGTTTCGGCTTTGAGGGAATTTGAGAGAGATGGGCTATCCCGGTTGCCGTTGGGTCGGCTGCCCCGGCTGCAAATGTGATGGTAGGTGGCGTAGTCGCGCTGTACCCGCTGCTCGGAGTGTCAACCACAGCGTCAATCACCCTGCCGCCATACCCCAACCTTGCCGTTGCCGCTGCGGCTCCGCTGCTAAATGTAATCGCAGGGACAGCCTCATAGCCCAATCCCTGCTCAGTGATCTCAATACTGGAGACTGTTCCAGCAGTAATAGTCTGAGCTGCGGAAGCCGAGTCAACATATTGCAGGTTCCCCACGCCATCGCAGAAGTACATCCGGTCAACCAGTTGCGCGAAGTAAACCGCTGTGGCTGTTGAGTCAAAGGTTCCACCAGTATCCGAAATTGCCCCAGTCTCGCTGACGTACTTTATCTTTCTGGTGTCAGCAGTCGTATCGTGGTTTGCCAGAATGATCTGTTCGTCAGACGGAGTATCATAGTAGGCAACCTTCAGGATCGGGCCAACAAGGGTTGAACTCCACTCCTCCGTAATATCTTCCCACCGATCCCCGGTTACATCCGTGTCGTCTGTCATCTCGCTCCAGATTGAATCCAGAGAGTCACCCACCAACTGCGCCACCCCCCTGCGGGTTGTCGCATTGCCGAACGTGTCAAAGTCCACGTTCTTCCCGATGTCAAACGCGCCTTCCGCTATGACATTCTTGCGGACGTTGCTCGCTTGACCACCCGAAAAGCTGACATCACCATCCAGTGCGATGGGGTCATCAGTTAAATTGTTTTCCAGTTGCGGCATTAGCTCTTAGGGCCGAAGTCGGCCATCGATTCCCTAAAGTTATACATATCATATGTGTACGGGATTATCCTGCTGATCGACTGACGCTGGCCCTTCTCCATGTCGCGCATGATCTGAATGTGCTGTACTGCCTCTCTCTCTCCAGCATATCGCCCTCAACGAATGCCAGCAAAGCATTGTCTATCCCGTTTAAGGCTGGCGTGTCTGTGGCTCCCAACTCAACCCATTGCAGTTTGCCCAGCACGAACACTGACCCAGCATCCTTCGGCACAGGCACAGGCTTGATCCGGCAGAACCCGCTCGCGTCCTTCGGCAGGTTCATAAAGTTCGTAGGCGTAGACCTGCGGGTGGAGATGTTCTCCCACGCATTAGGGTCTATCTGGAAGAACGTCATCCAGCTCTCGTTGAGCAGCATAATCCCATCGTCCTTGCCTGTCTTCGTGAACTTCAATGCAACAGGGAAATCTATGAAGGTGGTCGGGGCGGATGAGGATTGGTAAAACGTGATGGTCGGAACCCCGTCCAGCGTGATCTCAGTGTCCTCCGCAGCAACA